CTGCTCTGCCCAATATGCTTCATACTGATCAAGCGTACTGGCTTTTTTCATCACCTCAGCCAAATCCTGATCTCCCAGGTTCTTAGTGATATTTGACAAGGTTTCTAAGTTTTTGCCTAAATCATCCACGGATTCTACTCCGTGGATTTTAAGCAGTTCACTTACTTTTGTTCCGGTCTCTAGTGCTGATTTCATCTCTGGAGTTAGAGTCTCCTTAGATGGATCACCGACCGTTCTGGTAGTTTCGTCTTTCACATTATCTGCCATTTTAAATTCTCCTTGTTTGCTTTCTGTTAGACTATTGATTCAATAGTTCTAATAGAAAATGTTAATGTTTACGTTTTACTGTTTGAATAACATTCCTTAAACGTCTGTTTTTGCCTTTGCGCTTTTTGGGAATGTTAGTATTACCATATATTATCTTATGGGTTTCTCTGCGTTCATTATCGGTTCTTGGTGTTCCGTATGGCATTATTTCTTTCCAGTTGGCTTCCAGCCGTGTTCAATCCCCCGCAAAAGCCTTATCTGCTTCTTGGCCTTTTTCAGCGTGGTTTTCTTAGCTTTAGTCCCATGAGGACTTGTTACTTTATATCCGTTTACCTGCCTTAATGAGTAGGGCATTATTCCTGTGCTCCTTCTCCTTGCCAACCTTGTTTATCCTGTCCCCCGCCCCTAATCGCCTGCTCCATCATTATCTGTTGCTTCATTTGCCTTTGTAGTTCTGCTTGATATAGCTTGTGATGAATATCAGTATGGGCTATTAGGACGGTTTGAGATTTCATCGGCAGGGTCTTAAACTCCTTGCTTATGATAAACCGCCTATGGGTCTCGAAGTGAATCTGGTGGTTATCGTATTTGAAATAGGGATCATCGTTTATGACTTCTTCTTCCCCTGTTTCCTCATTCACCATCGTTAGAAAGATACCTTCTATCTTGTCAGCCTTATCAGTGGGTTTCGCCGCCAATATCCGCATATTCTCTTCTTCGGCCCGCTCGACATCCACACTGGTTTTGTTCTCAAACCCGCTCAGGCCAAGCCGAGTCAAAATCTCATTCTTGGTATCGGGGTCTTGGGATAAATCTCCAAACATGCCAGTCTGGACAAGGTTGGTTATCATGTTGGTCTGGGCTGCGCTTGATGATACGATGCCCGATGATAATTCTAATCTAACATCAGTGTTATCTCTCAGGTCTGATGCCTGGAAGTTGCGGACTCGGATCTGGTTTCCCTCTCCCATGATCTTGATTTTGCGTTTTTCGGTATAGAGCAATTTAGCCAGTATTAGCCGTTTCCGGTATACTCGCTGAAATGACCGGTAGACACGCTTAATATCAGGGGTATGAGAAGCCTCAGCGGTTTCCTTCAAGATATCCACCATAACACCGCTTGCCTTTGCAGTAGGTGCTTGGCCTTTAAGTACATTCTTTGGATCACCAGAAGCGTCTTGAGCGGACTCACGGGCAGTCTGCCGGGCTTTAAAGAATTGATCGGGCAGTGGAACGCCATGATTGATTTCCGGTTTCATCCCCCCAGAAGCATTAAGATCGTATTCTATGACTTTGAGCATTTGTCCCCATTTATCCACACGCTTCAGGTTAGCATTCTGGGGCAATCCTACCCACGGTTGCCCGAGTCCCTTACGGTTGATCTCCGCATCCTGGTCTATGGAATTGATAGTGTTCTGGGGTGATATAAGGTCATTGACACCAGCATCAGACCAGAATCGTCCAGGAACATAATTGTAATGAAAATCCGTCAGGGTATAATACCATTGCCCCTTTTCAACAGGAATCGGCATGGCATCTATATCTATCACTATTTCACCACCGCATGATGCAACATATCTGCCTTCAGGTTTTTTCTCGGTAGGCTGAAATTCCACTTCTTTATATATAACCAGATCCTCATCCTTCAGGCTTAATATCTGCGATTGCAGTCCTGCCCCTTTCCACGGAGATACTTCGGTCATGAGTTTCATTAGCCGGGATTGATAATTGATTACATTAGGATCGTCTTTGTCTTTAACCTTAATATGAAATGTATCCTCTACCCATTCCCTCGGCTTGAGAGTTTTCATACCGATATATCGCTTGGATCGCAGGCTGTCGCCGATGTTGTCAATATGGAGATTAAAGCAAAAGAAGTTCTCTGACACCACTTCTCCGGGTCTGATAATATTCTTACCCTTTGACAGCATAAAATCATCATTCTGCTTTTTTGGGAAAGTCCGCATAAGTCCCAGGCCTGTCAACAGCATCCAGAGAACTACTTTCTCCTTTTCATCAGCAAAAGCCTCATCATTAAGGCCATCCATGTGGTTAATAATATCCTGTCCAGCCAATGCCCCCTCACGATCCTTCTGTTCATTGGAGTTAGGCCAGACTGTGACAGTATATTCTTTGTTTAGTATGAGTGCCTTGGTAGATCGCACATATTCACGGATGATATTGTCTACCGGAGTAGGGATGAAGGGGTTGATATTGCGCCGCCTGAAGGTTTGATCCGATACCATAAAGTCAATATATTGTTCGCCGATGTAATAGAGAATATTCCTGAACCATAACCGTTCCATCATCTTCCTGAACGGATTCAAGTTCTCGTTAAATATATCGTCTATTATGTTTTTAATGGTTTTCTCAGCCATTATTCCTTTCCCAGCGTTTCCTTTATCGCTTTTATATCAACTTTAGATCTGACATGAGAGGGCAATGAGATTTTCGGCTTTTCCCTGGAATATAAATATTTCATGAGCTTATTCATGACAGTGGTCAGGGTAGTTTTAGGCTTAGGTTTGGGTTTAGGCTCAATAGTCTTGACGCCATATTCCTTTTTCATTGCCTGATTTCTTTTGATTGCCTCTTGTAATTTCGTTGTCTTATCTGTCATTATGCCTCTACCCAAGAAAAAAAGGCGACATGATAAGAGGATAGGCTCCTATCAGCCGCCTTTGATTCTCGGGGTTATGTTAAGTTAAGTTATTTCATCATTCCACACTTACCCTATCTGGGTCAGCCTCCAGTTCATCATTAATCGACTTAGCCGGTTTCTCGCTCAATATCTTGCTCCCATAAGCATATTCAGAGAACGTCCGCGACATCAAGCGATCCATAAGGTCATCCTCACGTTGCTCATGACGTTTGTTAGATAAATATTGGGAAATCAATAGGTAAATGATAACGATAAACAGGGCACTGATCGTTATAATATATTCGAGAGGATAGGTCAAATCGCCTCCTAATTTAAAGACACTTTTAATGCTAATTTAAAATATCTGGATTTGTCAAGTAAAAAAATGAAAAAAGTTAAAATTTCTACACTAGGGGTTGTATATAAATGGATTTTTTCTACTATATCTAGGGGGTTAGGTATCACCATATCCCTCCAAATATTCCTAATAAATCATTCTCCATTTCTCTTTCTGTCTCCAGTTTTTCCCTTAATTCTGCTACTTCGCCCCATGCGGCCCGTGATGCGTTATCCAGAGATGCCTCTATTTGCTCCTTTTCTTTCTTAGCTGTAATCTCCCGTATTTCATCAAGGTTCATTGACACAGGCCGGGCCAAGCACATCAAAGCTGCTTCATCATAGACATGATCTTCCTGTTCGGTGTCTATATCCTCAATATTGTCCTCATCCAGACATAATGCCGGTATAGTATCTATGAACCTAGTACAGGTATCATATATAACCATCATAGGCATATCCTTTTCCGGCAGCAATAATCTTTCCCTGAATTGCCGCATCTTCAACTGGCGGTCTGGGTAAATTTTGGTCAACATCAAACCATATTTTTTAAATTCCTCGTAAGTCGAAGGCCCTTGCCCCCCCCTCTCATATGACGGTTTTTTACTGAAGCAATCCGGTGGAGCAAAACGCTTAGTCACCCTTTCATGTATCCCAAGGGCTTTTTCTCGTTCAACAATCTTAGCCGCTACCTCCGAATCTGCCAACCTTATGCCCTGATTCGGCTTTCTATTCCACCCATACCATTCATCGAACCGATACAGTCGATTATTCGCATCAGCCCACCACCAGCCTACTGAGAACGGGGCTCCATACCCCCAGTCATACGACATATAGATTGGTGCGAATTCGGGAATAGGAACAGGTTTAATGAGATGCCCGCCGTTTTCCACATAATCATTGACAAACCTGAATGCCTGCCCTACGAATACGTCCCAATCGCCTTCCAACCAAGCTCTCCTTAGCGCTCGATCCTTAATGGCCTTTAGCCGTCTGACATAGTTAGGGTCATTTTTGCATAAGATCTGATTATCATCAATCGTGGACTTTATAAACCCGCTCGACCATCCATCCTCGTCTATTTGTGGGGTTCCAATGCCTTCAGGTTCCGGTTTGATGAACATCTCTTTGATTATCGTACTTCCAGGGCCCCCTGGATTGCCGGTCAGAAACATATGGGATGGAACACCATGGGGAGACCGCAACGACCCCTTTAGTTTGTCTATCAGGCGATCTATAAAAGGGATATTAGGGGCCTCATCGACACTCACCTCAGTGTATTGCTGAGATTGAAAGGTGTCAAGCATTTCGGCGCGGGTAACAGCAGTCATTACGATCTGAGCGTTAGGATAATCCTTAAATCTTATGTAATTTGTCTGTTGATCGCCCCCGATTCGCTCCGCAGGAAGCCCATTAATAATCAATTCATCCCATCTGCGCCTTAATTCGGCAAAATCCTTGAATTTGCGTCTGATAATCAGGCCATTCCAGTGATTTCCATACTTTTGTACCCCTCCGATATGCCTGCCGATGAGACAATCCGATTTGCCACCGCCCCGCGTACCCCCGAAAAAGGTAATATCCATGGGAGATATTGATGCAAAGAATTGAGGACCGACCTGTGGTGCCCAATATGCCTGTGGAATGACAGGTTTGACAATCTTAATCTTCTTAGTGCGGGAGTATCCGCGTTTAGGTTTTGATGATTTAGTCATTATAATAAATCATCGGTTTAACCCCTGTTGTAGAGGGATCGCAGTTGTCCGTCCAGTTAATAGCTGCCCATATACCTATCGGATATGGATAACCTGGGGTTTGTTGTGCCATTTTATACCTCCAATTTATCTTGCTCGGCTTTAAGCTCTGCCAAGTGCTTAATGAACAGGTCTTTAAGATCGGATCGTATCAAATTAGAGACACCATATGACATTGTGATTGACAGGGTTTCTTGTGGAAAAATGCAACCATCGATATAAATGCTAGTAATTGATTTATCTTTCTTCACCGCCTTATCAATCGTTTCGATATAATATTTTATATCATCGATTAATCCCTCAAGCCTTTTAAACTCTTCCAGTTGTTTTACTACTTTAGATATTTTCACTTTAGATCTCCTTTTTTAGGTTTTATATTGTTTCTTTAGTTGCCGATATAAGGCCCTATGCCCTACATTATGACGTATAAACTTTTCAACCAAGAACTCTTTGCCTTTAATGAAAATTCTTTTGAGCTTCTTTTCAACTCTATATGTTCTGGCTCTTGGACTGCCATAACCATAAGCTTGGCGTCTAAGTCGTTTAGCTACTTTACCTCACATTATTTAGCCTCCTTTTAAAATTGATAATATCGATATATGTCCATAATACATATATTGGAGAAGGCCGGGGGCTGCACCCCCCCCCTCTTTCCCTGAGCTGATTTTATGGTCTGATCCATGCCGATTCTCAAATTTACATAATATATATTATCAGTCATACGTTGATATCATTGCGTTCTTGGCTATGTGTAAGTCCATAAGTATATATAATTGTGCATAATGGTAATCAATTATCATAACTGTTATACTACTGATAGGTAGTTATACCTTGTTTTTGCCCTTTGTTTTATGCTCTATTTGCTTGCTGGCCTGCTGTTCTTTAATCATTTTTGCGTACTCTGCAAGTGTCGGTGGCTCTAACGGAATCGCTGATAATAGGATAGGACCGCCACCAGGCCCGGTTAGCTGTAAGTTATCGGAATAACTGTAATTATGTTTAAGAATGAACTGGGTAAACATGGGATTAAATGTACCATTTAGCCCGTTTGAGACGTATTGATGCTCGATATTTGATAGAGCTGCCTCTATTGGGACAGAAAACTTGTTTTTTTTATCCCTTAAATCATAAATACTCTGCTTATTAACATACCCCAAATATAAAGCTAACCCAATAACAGTATAAGGTTTAGGTTTAGGTATTAATTCAATTGTTTCAACACCTTCCTTATCTATATTAATCTTTTTGAGCTTATAATTATCACAGTAATTAAAGTACTCATTGCACCTCTTTTCCACCTCCACCGCTGATCTAAATTTACTTGGCCTACCCATAGTAACCCTGTATCATATTGTAGAGAACTTGTCAAATAAACAATAACATCACTACCATTAACACAAAACCTAGAATAAAACATACTGTATTAAGTGCTGTGCCATGTCTCATGATCTACCTCCTGTTAAATTGTTAAAATGGTATCTCCCCGGCTATAAAATATCAACCCGTTTTTTGGGTTGATCGCCCTAAAGGGCGAAATCTTATCTTATAACTACTACTATACTACTATATTATATATATATTCTCTTATAGAGTTGGACATAAATCTTGTCTTACTTTCCATAAGTAGTTGAAATTACTCAATTCAGTTTTTTTCAAGTTGGACATAAGTTGGACAAGTTGGACAAGAATTGAGTAAATGGACAACATGGACATAAAAGACAAATAAGACAAGTTGGACAAAAAAGACACATATCTTACCCTTGCCTTACCCCTGATCTTTAATTGTGGGGCATCCTCGCAAGCCGTTTTTTGGCGATTATAAGAAAAAAAGGTCATTATAGACTCCATTCGTCTTTTCTCCCCCAGTTATCACCCATTACAAGCTGCGCACCTTGAACGAGTTTAAAACTACATTCCATACCTCTAGGATTCTCCTCACTTGCCCAATTTTTTGCATCTACTATTTTTAGCCTACCCCTACTTACCGCAAGATACAAGCGAGGTTTGTCAAGCGTTGGCAATCCACCGACTCCTTGATCACGTCCTGGAGGTTTCTGTAGACATATAATAGCGATAGCACCATTATCAATTATTTTCTCATGGACATTTAAAATCCACTGCCCAACCATAGGGTAATCATCGCCTGCCACTTCCATGAAATCTATAATGTTGAGCTTGCCTTCGCCTTGTCGGATAACATCATGGAAATTACGGTTACGATTGTAAAATGAGATATACTGCGCCCAGTCCATGAGGTCTGTATCATTATGCCTTAGCAACACCTTTTTTAATTCG